CTGGCTCTCCCCTTTGGTCAAAGAACTACCCTATCCAAGACGCAGAGAAAGCACAGTGGTACTTAAACAAAATGATTGAACTAATGAAAGAGACTAAAGGAGTTAACTGGTAATGACGGAACTAACCCAAGATTACATCAGCGGTATGTTTGAAGGCTTTGACTACTACCAATCAAAGTGTAGTGAGACAGCTATCTTCCCTGAAGACTTAGCCATAGAGTATCTAACTCTTGGCCTTATGTCTGAGGCAGGTGAAGTGGCTGGTAAGATTAAGAAAAAGATTAGGGACGGTGAGTTACCAAACCACCGCCAACAAGTAAGCGATGAGTTGGGCGATGTGTTCTGGTACTTAGCAATGCTTGCAGATCGTATGGGTCTTAACCTCAGCGATATAGCTTTTGATAATATCATTAAACTATCTAATCGTAAGGTAGCAGGAACCTTAGCAGGTTCAGGTGATAACCGATGAGTGATGACGGGTTAGGAACACCACCTCGTTATGTGAAAGAAGACAAGTGTAGAGATTGTTACGGCACAGGTTTATATGGTTACGAGCCTCAAGGTGATGGTTTATATAAGGCTGCAAAACCGTGTCCAGTTTGTATGGGGGTAGGTACGAATGGCTAGTTCTAATAAACACAGGTGCCAACACTGTGAGAAAAAATTTAAAGAGGTGCATAAAATTGAAGACATACATGTGTGTTGGAGTTGTTTTAAAAGCTTATGCGAAAAATTTAGAGGAAAGTGGGAAGAATGATGGATTCATATCAGCAGTATATACACAAGTCACGTTACGCACGATGGCGAGAAGATGATAATCGTCGTGAGACGTGGGACGAAACAGTAAGACGTTACACAGACTTTTGGGTGGCTCGTGGTCAGATTGATGATCTAATGGCTGACAAATTATACAAAGCTATTTACAACTTAGAAGTGATGCCATCAATGCGTTGCTTAATGACAGCAGGTAAAGCATTAGACCGTGATAACATGGCAGGCTTTAACTGTTCGTATGTTGCAGTAGATAACATGAGAGTGTTCGATGAGATTCTTTACGTGCTTATGTGTGGCACAGGTGTAGGCTTCTCAGTAGAACGTCAATCAGTAAATAAATTGCCAGAAGTGGCGGAGGAATTCCATGAAACAGATACTACAATCATTGTCAAAGATTCTAAAATCGGCTGGGCTAAAGCTTTCCGTGAACTGGTTACGCTTTTGTATTCAGGTCAAATACCTACTTGGGATGTGTCAGGCTTACGTGCAAAAGGTGAGAGACTCAGAACATTTGGTGGTAGGTCTAGTGGGCCTGACCCTCTTGTTAAGCTTTTTAATTTTACAATTAGCACTTTCAAAAATTCTGCTGGTAGAAAGCTAACGAGTCTTGAGTGCCATGATATTGTATGTAAAGTTGCAGAGATTGTCGTGGTGGGCGGTGTGCGTAGGTCTGCGCTTATTAGCTTGTCTAATCTTTCTGATGATCGGATGCGCCATGCTAAGTCAGGTAATTGGTGGGAGTCTGATACGCAGAGGGCGCTTGCTAATAACTCGGCTGTGTACGAAGGTCGCCCAGACTTTGAAACCTTCTTAGAAGAATGGACAGCAATGTATAAGTCTAAGGCTGGTGAGCGTGGTATCTTCTCACGTACTGCCGCTAAGAAGCAATCAGCTAGGCATGGGCGTAGAGATATTGAGCATGACTTCGGCACTAACCCTTGTTCAGAAATCATCCTACGCTCTGCACAGGTTTGTAATTTGTCTGAAATCGTTATCCGTAGTACCGATACAATGGAAGATTTAACCCGTAAGGTTGAGCTTGCTACGATTCTTGGCACTCTACAATCTTCTTTAACAGACTTCCGCTACGTGCGTAAGATCTGGCAGAAGAACACACAGGAAGAATCCTTACTAGGTGTGAGTATGACTGGCATCATGGATCACCCAGTAATGTCAGGACGACAAGACTCAGGTACATGGTTTGATCATCCTAACCTGCCCATCCTGCCTGAGATACTGGAGAAGCTTAAAGGTGTAGCGGTTGCTACTAATAAGAAGTGGGCTGAGCGTTTAGGTTTAAACCAATCTACGGCTATTACCGCCGTGAAACCTTCAGGTACTGTATCGCAGTTAGTAGACAGCGCCTCAGGTATACACGCTAGGTTCTCTGCTCAGTACATACGCACAGTACGTAGTGACGGGAAAGACCCCATCTCAGAGTTCCTCAAGGACGCTGGAGTGCCTTGGGAGAAGGACGTGATGAATGAGGATAACTATGTGTTCTCGTTCCCCATAAAGGCTCCTGCTGGCTCTACGAGCGTTGATGACCTTAACGTACAAGAACAGCTAGACTTATGGGAAGTTTATCAGAACCATTGGTGTGAGCATAAGCCTAGTGTAACTATCTACTACTCGGATGAAGAGTTCCTAGCAGCAGGTCAATGGTTGTGGGACAGGCTGGACACTTGTTCAGGTATCAGCTTCCTACCTCGTACAGATCATGTGTACCAGCAGGCTCCGTACACCGCCATCACTGAAGAGGCTTATGACGAAGCCTTAGCTAAGATGCCTGACGAGATTGTGTGGGATGACTTAGGTAAGTTTGAGACAGAAGACACAACCACAGGGACTCAAGAGCTAGCATGTGTAGCAGGGCAGTGTGAGATATGACCAAGACTAAGAAGGCTAAGATACGTTCGTTTGTTAAAGACCACAGAGATGCGTTTGAAATGTTTGCATGGTTCTGGGGAGCTAACACATTGATGGCTGTATTCTTTATCATTGTGTACAAATCAATGATGGGAAGCTGCGCCGTTTGGTGAGTAAGGTTAAAGCGATAGTGGTATTGGAGGTGGTAACCTGCCTCCATATCATTGCTAACGTCTGGTTACACCTCCCTCCTAACATGTTGTTTCATCAGTAGATTCCCGAAAGTCCCCATATAGAGAGATAACCTATGAAAATAGAACCAGTTATAACTAAGATTTTATTAGAAAAATTTGAGGGTTTATTCCCTAACAGATTACCAACCCACAGAGGTGTTACTGCTGAGCAGCTAGCATTCCTCCAAGGCCAACAATCCGTCATTACTCGTATTAAGTTCTTATACGAAGACGATAACCCAGAAGAGAATTAATTATGTGCATGTCAAGCCCGAAGATGCCGCCACCACCTAAACCACCAAAGACGCCACCACCTCCTCCAGAGAAGCCACCTGAAGCTCTTGAAGATGCTGTTGATTCAACCGCAACGGCGCTTAGAAAGAAAAAGAAAGGCACTAAAGACAAACTAGGCCGTGGTGCTACAGGCGTACAAACGGCTGGTAAAGCAACGTCTGGCTTAGGTATTAACGCTTAATAAACCAAGGAACATCCCCGTATGGAATATACAAACGATCAAGGTATTCAAAAAGAATACGAAAGTATGTCGGCTGATCGTGATGCGTTTCTTTCAAGAGCACGAGCTTGTGCGGAAATAACCATCCCCACTCTTATGCCCCAAGAAGGGCATACAGGCTCTAGCGTCTACAATACTCCTTTTCAATCAGTAGGGGCTAGAGGTGTTAACAACCTCGCTTCTAAACTGTTGATGGCTTTACTACCTCCCAATAGTCCTTTCTTTCGTTTAACGATTGATGACTATGATTTAGTAGAGCTAGGCGGGGATGCGCGTGGTAAGGCTGAAGAAGCCCTGTCGCGCATTGAGCGTAGTGCTGTACAAGAGGTAGAGTCCAAAGCTATCCGTGTACCTACTTTTGAAGTATTGAAACAACTCATAGTTAGTGGTAACTGCCTAGCTTACATGCCCCCCTCTGAAGGTGGTATGAAAGTGTTTAGGTTAGACCGCTACGTAGTCCGCCGTGACACAATGGGTAACCTACTTAAGATTATAGTTAAAGAAACTATAGCTTATGAAGCGTTGCCTAACATAGTCAAAGAAGCTTTAGCTGAGATGCCCGAAACGGCTCAAGATATATCAGCTAAGAAAGAGTGTGACTTATACACATGTATCCGAAAGGATGGCAAAACCTTTAAGGTACACCAAGAAGTTAAAGGGGTAACAATCCCTAAGTCTCAAGGTACTTACCCTGAAGATAGACTACCGTGGTTAGCCCTCCGTATGATTAACATCGACGGTGAGGATTACGGTCGGTCTTACGTTGAAGAATACATAGGTGACTTAAAGTCCCTAGAAGCTTTGACACGAGCTATCGTAGAAGGCAGCGCAGCCAGTGCTAAACTTTTATTCTTAGTACGTCCTAACGGCACTACTAAAATAAGAAGTATAGCTGACAGTCCTAGCGGAGCCATTATCTCAGGTGACGCTCAAGATGTAACAACCCTTCAGGCTAACAAGTTTAACGACTTCAGAGTCGCCCAAGAAACTATGGGAAAAATTACAGAGCGTTTGTCGTTCGCCTTCCTACTTAACAGTTCCGTACAGCGTCAAGCTGAGCGTGTAACGGCTGAGGAAGTTAGGTTCATGGCTCAAGAATTAGAGACTTCTTTAGGTGGTCTTTACTCTGTACTATCACAAGAATTCCAGCTCCCTCTTGTTAAGATACTCTTAGCTAAACTAGAGAAATTAGGTAAGATGCCTAAGTTCCCTAAGGACACGTTAAAGCCACAGATCGTTACTGGCTTAGAAGCGTTAGGTCGAGGACAGGATCTTAATAAACTACAATCATTTTTGACCATGTTACAACCATTAGGGCCAGACGTAATTAAGAAAGAGTTAAACTTAGATGACTACATCGATAGACTAGGTGCGTCGTTAGGTATTGACACTCAAGGTTTAATTAAGTCTCCAGAACAGAAGCAACAGGAAGCACAAGCACAGCAGCAACAGATGCAGCAAATGCAAATGATGCAACTAGCTGAAAAAGGTGTGGCTCCAGTAGCTAAAGGCGCAATGGAAAACATGGCACAACAACCGCCACAGGAAGAAGATAACAATGGCTAAAGAAAATGCAAGAGCTGGTAAGGCCAATACAAATACTGGCGCTGGTAAAGTTAAGAAATTAACTAAAGCTCAAATCAAAAAGTACGAAAAGACAGCACAAGGTAAGGAGACCAAAACTGCCGCTAAGAAAGCCACTGCTGCTGCTACTAAGGAAACAAAAGTAGAAGCTAAGGCTGACAAAAAGTATGCTGGTAAAGACAATTCTAAGGGTGATAAACCTGAAGCTAAGAAACCTGCTGCTAAGAAACCTGCTGCTAAGAAAGTTAAGAAACCTGCTGTTAAGAAACCTGCTGCTAAGAAAGTTAAGAAACCAGCGGCTAAGAAACCAGCGGCTAAGAAACCAGCGGCTAAAGTACAAACAGGTACGGCTCCTGCACCAACCACTACTGACCCTAAGGTAGTTAAAGGCAAAGCAGCGGTAGAGGCTAACAAAGCTAAAACAGAAGCTAAACCAGAAGCTAAACCAGAAGCTAAACCCAAGGCTAAAACTAAGGCTGTTAAAACTCCAGCACAGCGTGGTGTAGCAGCAGCTAAGAAACAGAGAGCTACGGCTAAAGCTAAAGCTACTAAGGCAGCTAAGAAGCTTGCTAAGAACTCTACTAAAGCAGCTAAGATGGCTAAGTATGGTGGGTATGCTTTACGTGCAGCACGAGTAGGGACTCCTATAGGCTTAGCTACGCTTGCGCTTGAAGGTGCTTACCGAGGTGGTAAGTACTTAAAGAATAAGTCTGACAAGGCTAAGGCTACCAAAGCTAGTAATGACATTGCTGTCAAAGAAGGTCGTGGTAAGTACGTGACTGAAACTACTGGTAGTGGCCGTAACAAGAAAAGCGTTAAGGTGTTTAAGCCTGTTAATAAACAATCACAGGGTAAAGGTGATGGCTCAATGTTAGTCCGTAAGGATTACAAAAAGCCCGTATCTAAACCTACAGCTAAACCTGTAGCTAAACCTGTAGCAACCCA